CTTCTTGCCTGTGATTTTCTCTGCGTCAGCAAGCAGTCGTTCCATCTCACCTTTTGTCCCGCCATAACCTAATTTCAAGTTGTCGAGCATAGTGTAGTTCTGCTTAGCAAAACCTTGATACGCATTTTGGATGTCAGACATATTCGATCCCATTTTGTTGGCATTATCGCTCATGTCGGTGATGGCTTGGTCAGCGACACCAGCAGCTTTTGCCGTATCTCCGTTGAGTGACTGGATCAAGCTTGCAGAGAAACCTGTGACAGTTTCCATGTACTCGTTGGCGGACATCCCTGCAGTCTTGAAGGCATTATCCGCTGATTTCTGAACTGTCTTTGATGCATCACCAAAAAGGGTATCAACCCCGCCGACTAATTGTTCATAGTCGGCATAAGCTGATACCACTTGTTTGCCTAATTCAATTGCGGCAGCACCGGCTGCAAGAGCCACGGCTCCCATGGCTGCACCAATGCCTTTAAGAACGCCACCGAATTTCTCGAACTTGCCTCCAGACTTCTCAGCCTCATCACCTGTATCCTTGAGTTCATTGCCAAGGTTATCCGTTTCTTTGGTGACGTCCACCTCTTCTTGCCCCATGGAGTCGAGTGCCTTCTCATTGGTCGCAAGTTCACGCTCCATGCCATTAAGCTGAGCCTTGGCGTTGTTGAGTTGGATTGCCCAGTTCTGGGTTCGTTTATCGTTTTCGCCAAAGCTGTCTGAGGCGTTTTTAAGGGCACTTTCAAGTGTCGTGATTTTCTCTTTCTGAGCATCAATCGACTTATTGAGGACTGCATTTCGAGCAGAAACCGCCTGAATGCTTTTGTCATTCTTATCGAACTCAGAGGATACCAACTTCATCTCTGAGCCGAGCACCTTGAAGGATTGGTTGATTTCACGAAGAGAGTTCTTAAACTCCTTCTCCCCCTCAACTCCAATCTTTAAGCCAAAGTTATCTGCCATTAAACCTCACCCCCTTCCTGTTTTAAGCATGAAAAAAGACCGCCTACGCAGTCTTAATCGACATGTTTTATTTTTTGTAGAAAATTCTTTTTAGCTCAGATTTTTCTATTTTTTGTAGTCTTTTTTCCCCATGGAAATTTGGATGTTTAGGGGATCCATCAGATGTTGCTCCAAACCAAAAACATTTTTCAAAGTTATTTTCAAAAAGTTGATATAACTCATCTCTATAGTCACTAAATTTTTCCCATGGAATACCTGCTCCCCAATCGAGTAAAACATAGTCAGCTTTTTCAACTTCCGCTTTTATAGTTTCATAGTTATTGAATCCAATCAATCTATCTAATTCAGTTCTATCGACAGCATTCCGAATTTCATAATCTAATTGCTTGGATTGAATTGTTCGTTTGGAAAAAATATCTACCTGAATTAATTCTTTGAAAGATTTATATCCGAATAAGTCAGAAAAACGATACAGTGCGGTTCTTCTAGTTGGCTCCAACTTAGTAACATTTTGAGAATTCGCATTATTTATACGATTTTCTTCCTCGCTTATCGGTTTATTGCCTCTTGGATTCATTGCAATTGCTACAATTACTTTTCCGGTATCATTCAAATGAACAATCGAATACACAAGCGTATCAAGTGAAGTTTCTTCAACTAAATGAATGCCGTACTTAGTTTCTCTATGTTCCTGAAAAAGTTTGTAATCCATAGCATAGCCTCCTCAGAATCTCTTCAATAACATATATAAATTATAACACTTGGAATATTTTAAACACAAACTATCAATTAAATCCCACTTGGAATCACATCATCAATGAACATCTCAACCTTTGGCTTGCTGATGCCCGCGAACTGCTTATGGCATTCCCATAAATCAAGAAACAGTCCAAGTGGGCAAAACCAAAAATCATCTGGTGTCATGCCCATTTGCACTGTTCCGTAATAGTAAAGGCGAGTAAATGTTTCAACGTCACTTACTCGCCTGCTTTGTTTTTTGTTTCAATCTCACTCTCAATGTTCCGAGCAGTTCCCTTGAACATTGCTTCGGTGATTGCTGATTTGTATTCAGCTAGTTCCAGTGGCGAGGTCAATAGCTCCACATACTCAGTCGTGAGTTCGTCTTTCTTGTCATCCTTGTTTTTCAAGTTATGAATCTTGATGGACTGATTGGCCAACAAAGTAATCAGCCAGATGATTTCATCAAGGGCTAGTTCAAAGTTCTCGCTCTTAAGCAATTTCTCACCCAAGTTCTCAAGCCCACCGTAGTGAGCAGCGATTTCTTTAGTCGCCTTGGTTGTTAAAATCAACTCGTATTCATCTCCACCAAGCGTTATCTTGGCACTTCGTTCTTCTGTCATGGTATCCTCCTAGCCTTCCGTAAATTCAGGTTCATAGACACTCGCGTACCAACCACTGATGGTAGCTGCATCGACCCCAGTATCATTTTCATCCACTTCCGCTTTCCACGGGTGTTTGCCTTGTCCGTCAAGTTTATTTCGGCGCATCACCGTTCCCTCAATCGTTGGGCTTGAGAAGGTAATGTCGTCACCCTTAGTCGCAAGACTGGTGCTTGGTACAGCAAATTTTACGCGGTAAAGCCACAGGTATTTATATTTCCCGTTGGACTTACGCGCACGGAAACCAATCGCAACCGGCGTACCTCCATCCTCAGTCGTTGAAATCAAGACACCGTTATCGTCAACAGTTGCCCCAACAAGCACGGCTGCAACACTTCGCCCAATGTCATCAACACCAAGTGTCAATTTCCCATTCTTAAATTCTTTGACCACCTCTGATGCACCGTCATCCGCAAACAATGTCGCCTCGGCTAATTCAACTGACAGCTCAGCTGAGATTGCCTTCGCAAGTTTCACGGGTGTTCCATATGTTTCTTCACCAGTGGTTGCCGACTCTGTAATCGGTGCATAAAATAATTGATCCAATCCAATCGTAGCCATCTTATCCCTCCATTTCATAATGCTTGGCGACATCTATCGCCACATGATAATATTTCGTGTCTTTCTCAAAACCGACAAAGAGCCGATCCGTGATCGTAAAGTCTGCTCCAAGTAAGGCTTGAATTATTTGTTTCTTCATTTCCAGATAGTTCCCACGGACAAAAAGTGAAATGCGAACCTCACAAATATCAACCGTAGGCAAGTTGTCTCCGTAGACTTCAAAACGATCGGAAAGTGGTGTGAGCACTGAATAAACGTCAGGAGCCGGACCACTGAATTCACCCGTTTCAACTGGAATGTCGAGGTTCATAAGTAAAGTGTTTAATTCTTCTAAAATCAAATGCTCTCCACCTCACTTTCGAGTTTCGCCTTCATAGTTTCAATGCAAGATTTCCTTGATTGCGACTTAGCAGGTTTCAAGAAAGGTTTAGGTGCTTGACCGTGACGACCGTATTCAAGGATATTCGCAATCTTGGCATTGGAATCACCGTCAGACCGTGGTTCGTCAAAACCAACTTTGATATTCCAGTTCCCGTCCTTATCTTGACGGGCTTGTGATGTACCAAGCGCTCGTTCGAGTTCTCCAGTTGACTGACTTTCAAGCTTGGTATTTGCACCAACAACTGCTGAAAGGTTGGTTCTGACTTTGGCTTCAACCACCTCCGCACCGCTCTCCAACACTCGTGGCAAGATTTCATCCGTCTTGCTTTCAAGTTTTGAGACCTTCATCAAGAAGTCCTCTGGCATCTTCATTATTGCCTTAGCCATCCGCACTCACCTCAACTTTCTTCGCCAACACTTCAAGGTACATGTCTCGATTTCTGACGTTTTCTACTGAAATGATTTGATACCTGTCATTGTCCGACAAGATAACCATTTCAGTCGTGACAGTGAGGTTCGGAATTACCCTCAGACGAAATAAACAAGTCGCTGAGCTAAAGGTCGCAAGGTTGACCCACTTTTCGGTGGCGTTCTTTTCTTCCTTGTAAGTCCGAACGCTTGCCAGGACCTCATCTTGTTTGGTCACAAAGCCTGCACTGTCTTTCTGGTTAACCGTCTTTACTATCTGAATACGTTGATTCATTTTCCCAAAACTCATACTTGCCACCGCCTGTCTAGCCTGAGTAGCAGATTAACTGTGTTCCAAACTTGGCTACTAGCATTGACGTTATCCGAAAAGAAGCCAGCGGTTGAACCGTCACGACTTTCATAGAAGTGACTGGCAAGCATAATAATCGCTTGCTCAGTCGTGGCTGGGATTTCATTTTCCGAATAATAGCCTTCAGTTAGGTGTTGGTAGCTTTCGGCATAAGAAAGAGCCGTCAGAATAAATCGTTCCAACAGCTCATCATCCTCACTATGCTCGAGTATGAGATTGGCTTTTACCTTTGCAAGTAAGCTCGTCATGTTGCCTCCTCTCCAAAATAAAAAGGCAACCACTAGGTGATTACCTCATCCAGATGCCCATGCAGCATCTTTTCCGCCCTTTTCAAATACTCTAATTGCTTGCCAAAGATGGTGAGAGCCGAGAACCCAATATGTATTACGGTACTCTTCCCCACCAATAATTGGAAAGCTCAACACTTGAAAAGTAGGCTGTAATTCATAGTCTAATGGTTTTGCCCTCAAATGCAGCGGACGTGGGTCATAAGTTTTCCAATCCAAATCAACGACTGCCACTCCCCATTTGGAATAGTCCGTGCGGTTAATTTCAGGATGCATTGGAGCCCAATAAAACTTGAACTTATTCCCTTTTCGATTGATTAGATGATATTGCCCATTCATTAAGCTTCCTCTCTAATCTATTACTCGTGCTACCGGAGCACCACAAGTTTTACATTTCACCTCAAGAACCACTAGACCATCACTTAGACTTGGTTCGTAGTCGACAATTGTAGTAACACCACAATTTCTGCAGTAAACATTGTTTACCAGCAACTCCTTGATGTTTTCAGGAACCTCATCCCACTTTTTTTGACCTTGTACTGACATTGAATTCAACCTCTCCGTTTTCATTGCTTAGCATATTTTAACACGGAGAGGTACGTCAGTGCCACGATTATTAAGATGCCGCAGCGGATGCTTTCATCTTCAAGATTTGAACGGCTTCTGGCAAGACGAGTTTGCCATCCACACGTTCTTTGGCAAGAAAACCAACCATACCATTGCCCGCAAAGAGTTCACGGAGTTGGTCGAAGGAACGCACACCACGGTCACCGATGTTATAGTAGCTGAAATCACCAAAGGCAATGACAGGTTTGCCAGCAGCCACCGCTGGCACATACTCAGACGTGTAAACCGGATAACCATAAAGGCGATCAGGTTCACCTGCTTGAACGGCTGGTTGCCATAAGTAAGCGCCATTGTTGTCTTTGAGTTTGCGAAGTAGGGCAATCGTCTGGTCGTTCATGATGAACTTCGCATTTTTTCGATATGGACGTTTCAAAGCGTAAACGAGGTTGATTAACTCATCTCCCGTAATTGAGCTTTGCGTGTTCGTTGTCACCGCTACTTGACCACCGCCTGTTTCCGCAAAGATTCCGAGAGGTTTTCCTACACCATCACCATTCAAGAAGGCATCTTCTTCGGCATTGGATAAGGCTTTAGCAAATTGGTCAATGATGTAGCTTTCGAGGTTGAAGGCATTGTCGTAAAGCAACTCATCAGTAATCTTGATCGCCACATGAAGTTTGTGAGCATCAAGTAAGATTTGGTCGAAGGTTGCATCACCAAAGCTTAACTCGCCGCCTTCTTCAATCCATGAAGCAGCCGGTTTGTTGCCTGCAATATTGATTTTATGTTCACCACTTGTGGTAATGGTTGTCCCCAGTGAACGCATGATGTTTTCAGAAGTTAATCCGTCAATCAAGCGTTTGTCGTATTCATCTGGCACAAGGTAACCACCTGCCGCATCAACACCTTCTTGAAGGACGTTTGATACTTGACGGAAGTTAGAACGGAGAGCTTGAAGAACACCCTCTTTGTACTCGTTTGAGGCACGACCAGTTTTCTTCGGTTTGTCGTTATTATTTTCAGCTTGCATTGGTTGCGAGGTCAATGGTTCAGACATTGGTTTAGCCATTTCACGCTCCATGTTTTCCATGGACTGCATACGCTCGATTTCTTTCGTGAAGTTAGCGACCTTTTTCTCCATTTCAGAGTAAGTCTTGGCATCTTCATCCGACATCAAGCCATCCTTGTCTTTCTTCGCTTCAACGAAGGCTTTCGCACCTTCCCATGCAAGTTTACGTTTTTCCATCAATTCTTGAATTTGGTTCATAAGTTAATCCCTCCATGTTTTCATTAAAAATAGCCGTTCTTCGAGAGAATCGGCTTTGATAGTATTTGTTGGTTTTGGTTCTTCTTTTTGTTTAGCTGATTTTATACGACATCGCTTGGCGATTTTATCCATGAGTGAATTCATCACCGTGGTTTCCGAGAAAGTCATCTTAGGTAGGTCTTCGTCAACCTTACCGTCAACATCATCGGCAAAGCCTAAATCAACCGCTGACCTCGCATCCATCCACGTTTCTGCATCCATCATATGGGCAAGTTTAGTTCGGCTCATACCAGTTTTGATTTCATATGCATTGATGATACTTTCCTTCACTTCATCAAGCATTGCCATTGCCTTCTGCATATCCACTCGGTCACCGAACGCAACCGTGGACGGATTATGAATCATCATCATGGCAACAGGACTCATGACCACTTTGTCACCTGCCATTGCAATGACTGATGCTGCCGAAGCCGCAAGTCCGTCAATCTTAATCGTCACGTCACCCGAGTATTCTTTCAGCATATTGTAGATCTGAGCTGCCGCCACACAATCGCCACCTGGACTATTAATCCAGACTGTGATATTTCCTTCGCCACTCATCAGCTCATCTTTGAATAGCTGAGGTGTGACGTCATCATCAAACCAACTAACCTCGGCGATTTGTCCGTTGAGGTAAAGGGTTCGGTCGGAGATTTGGCTTGGCTCTTGGTTCTCCTGCGTTTCGGGTGTCGTCAGATTTTTCGGTGTCTGATTCACCCACTTCCAAAACTTCTTCATCTTGGTTTTCTTCCTCCTGTTCGTTAGTATTTGTGGCAAATGCCCCAGCATCTTTGAGCGGTAGCATATTGCCGTTCACGAGATACAAGTCCCCACCTTCCTCTTCTGGAATGCGGTCGAGGTTTTCAAGTTCTCGAATATCGTTAGCTGACATCCACCCGTTTTGACGTCCTGTCGCATAACCGTTCATGCGTGACTGATAATCACCACGAAGAAGCCCGTCCACATTGAACTTGATGAAGTAGTCCTTTTTCTCGTCCAATGAGAGGAGGGCTTTGGTCATAGCCTGTTCCCACCGCATCACCCAAGGGTCGAGGGTGTACTTCACAAATTCTAGTGACTGCTGTTCGATATTTGAAAAGCTCGACTTCTCAAGGTCACCAACCATGTGTGGTGGCACTCTGAAAATTCGAGCTATCTCGTTGATTTGAAATTTCCTAGTTTCAAGGAACTGAGCTTGTTCAGGCGAAATCGAGATTGGACTGTATTTCATCCCTTCTTCAAGCACGGCTACCTTGCTGGCGTTGGACGAACCTCCAAAGGTCGCATTCCAACTTTCACGGATTCGGACTGGATCTTTTAATGTCCCTGGATGTTCAAGAACACCACCGGGATTCGCTCCATTCGCAAAGAACTTGGCTCCGTATTCCTCACAGGCTATCGCCATACCAATCGCATTCTTAGCCATTGCGATTGGCGAATATCCTACCAAACCATCAAATCCAAGCCCAGGAATATGCAGGACTTCTGACTTGGAAAGCCTGACTTGTGGTCCGGAATCTACCGTGTAGAGGTAGTAAATCTCCTTCCTTTCATCCCGATTGACTGCCATTCTGTCTGGCATTAACGGGTAAAGCCCCACAACCTCTCCCTTACCATTTCTGATGATTTGAGCATAAGCATTTCCCCATAAAAGCAAATGAGTCATGAGCGTTTCACGAAAGACAAATGAGGTCATTTCACTATTGGGTTCATCATGGAGCAAAAAGTAAAGCGGATGGTTGACTGCCTTTTCCTTGCCACCACCTTCACGATATTTGTAAAAGTGTAGAGGCAAGCCTGCAACCGCCTCCGCTAAGATGCGGACACAAGAATAGACAGCTGTCATCTGCATGGAGCTTTGTTCAGTTACGACTTTTCCAGCCGTTGTTCCACCAAACATAAAGCGGTTAGGCGAGCTGATTGTTTGGTTCATTGGTTTATCTCGCGACTTAAATAGTCTGTTAAATATTCCCATTGATTAGTTCCTTTCCAGATTTTTGGGTATAGAAAAACACAGGGGGGAAATTAATGCCCTCTGTGTTTCTCGTGACGTTTCTTTTGTCGGAGTTCAAATTGTTTTTGCTTTTCAGCTTCTCGTTGTTCACGACTGCTTTTCTTGCGTTCCAATTTTCGCTCTTCTAGTTGAAGTTTCAGTGCTTGTTGTGCTTTCGTGCCAATACCGACCTCAGAAGCTTGCTTCTTAGCCAATTTCTGCAAGCGTTTTGGATTGATTTTCTTATCACTAAGCACATCATCTTCGATTGCTGGACTGAATTTCAAGTAATGGTATTGGCGCAAAACGAAGTCATAAACCTCATAATCTTTAGGCTCTTTCTCAAAGGTTACTTTGGCGACCTCAATCTTGTCATCATACCTTCTCTCAAAAACGCCAACCCAGAATGGATCTTCGAACAACACCGTCAATGTTGCACTTATCTTCTCCACGGCAATCCCTCCTTTGTTTTGAATCAGAAGAAAGGACAACCAAGGAGGCAGGTTACTGACGACATTTGTCGCTCCCGGACTACCTACCGGGACGTGTTTTTATCTTCTGTATATGATTTTATCACGGATTAGCTCATGAGAGTGAATAATCACAAAAATAACAAGCCTCTATCATCATAGACACTTGCTGCATTATTATTCCCACAGCGGATAGCACGGTCGAGTGCCATGATGGTCGCAATCGCTCCATCAATCTTCTCCGTTGATTTTTCTTTATCGGCTTTGATGTTTCCTGCTGGGTCAGTTCGAATGAAGATGTTATCCATATTCCACCGAAGAACGGGATGCGCACCATGAGCGATTTTCTGCTCTAGAGTTAGTTTCATCAATTCTTTGGTCGGCGGGCTCATATCCTTAAACCCTTGTCCGAAAGGTACAACCGTAAAGCCCATTCCCTCGAGGTTCTGAACCATCTGAACAGCACCCCAACGGTCAAAGGCGATTTCTCGGATGTTGTATTTCTGTCCGAGTTCCTCAATAAAGGTTTCAATGAACCCGTAATGAACGACATTCCCCTCAGTGGTTTTCAGCCACCCTTGCTTTTCCCATAAATCATAAGGGACATGGTCACGTTTCACCCGTAGGTCAAGCGTTTCCTCTGGTATCCAGAAATACGGCAAGATGACAAACTTATCATCCTCATCTTCGGGTGGAAAGACCAAAACAAAGGATGTAATGTCGGTCGTGC